CCCTTGCCAGCGCCCTGTGGAGCCAGAAGCACCCCGGCGTGGATGAACGTCTGGACGACGGCACCACCGACATTGACACCCTCGATGCCTTCGAGTACACCATCGAACGCGATTACAGGAGACTGACTGCAAGATGAACGTTGCTGCTTTTATTGAATACCTGAACAAAACCAAGGGCCTGCAGATCGACGCCTCCTATTATGCCAAAATTGAAAAATGGCGGCAGTGGTGGCAGGGCTATGTCCCCAGCGTGCATAATATTAAGATCACGCGAGAGGACGGCGAACACAAGCGCCGCCGGGCGTCCCTGCGGATGCCCAAACGCGTGTGCGAGGACTGGGCAAATCTGCTGCTCAACGACAAGACCACCTTCCAGATCGGCGACGCCGCCACCGCTGCCTACCTGCTGGGCAGCAATGAACAGCAGACCGGCGGTCTTTTGCGGCAGCTGCATTTCTGGGAGAACGCCAACAAGCTGGTGGAAAAAGCCTACTGGTCCGGCACCGGGGCCTTCGTACTGAGCGTGGAGGGCATCAAGGGCACAGACGGCCAGCTGGAAGCAGACCCGGATGCCCGCATCGTACTGGACTACGACCCGGCATCCTGCATCCTGCCCATCAGCGTGGAGCGCGGCATCGTGACCGAAGCCGCATTTGTATCGGAATGTCTGATAGACGGCAGGCCCTGCGCCTATCTGCAGACCCACACGGTCAGGGACGGCGGGTACACCATCACCAACGAATGGTTTGAGATCGGTCAGGGTCAGGACGGTGCACCGGTGTTCACGCCGCGCAAAGCGCCTGTAGGTACGGTGACTGAATTGCAGCCGGAGGGCTCCCCGCCGTGGTTCAGCCTGTTTTCCCCTGCCGCCGAGAAGAACATCGACGGCGGTACGGGTCTGGGCATGGCCGTGTTCGCGGAAGCTCTGGACGCCGCGCAGGGCGTAGACCTTGCCTTTGACAATTACCGGCAGGACCTTTACCTTGGCGGCAAGAAGATCTTCTACGACCGCAGCCTGTGCAAGGTGGTGATCGGTGCCGATGGCCAGCCGCATTACATCCCGCCCGACGACATGAGCACACAGCAGTTCTTCTCGCTGCCCGGCAAGGAAGCCAGTCTGGATGCCGCGCCGGAGTGGCACGAGTACAACCCGGATCTGCGCACCGAGGACAACCACCGGGCCGTGCAGGACGCTCTGGACATGATGAGCTTCAAGTGCGGGCTTGGCTGCCACCGCTACAGTTTTGAGCTGGGCAAGGTGGCCACCGCCACCGAGTACACCGGCAGCCGACAGGACCTTGTGCAGAACGCCAACAAAAACCAGATCCCCATTGAGACGGCACTGATCGGCATTCTGCGGGCCATCCTGTGGGCGGCAAAGAACCTGCTGGGTGCAGATGTGGACCCGGACACCAGCATCTCGGTCAACTGGGACGACAGCTACATTGTCAGCGAGCAGGAGCGCACCGCACAGCTGCGGGAGGACGCTCTGGCAGGGCTTGTGCCCCGCTGCCGGTATCTGTCCGCCCGGTATGGTCTGAGCGAGGACGAGGCCCACCAGTGGGCGGCAGAGGCCAAGGCTGACAGCCAGACCGATGAGCAGCTCACCTTCGGAGGTGCCTGATGCTGCCGCCGAGCTACCTCGATGCCATGCCGGATGCCTTTGTGCAGCTGGCGCAGCAGGTCGAGGATGAGATCTTACAGGATGTCGCCCGGCGCATCGGCAAAATGGGCACCCTCACCGAGACGGCCAACTGGCAGTTGTGGCGCTACCAGCAGACCGAGGCGGTGCGGGAGAACGTGGTCAAGCTGCTGGCCAGGTACAGCGGCAAGAGCGAGGCGACCATCCGCCGCCTGCTCAAGGAAGCTGCCACGGAAGCCATGGAGCGGGAGGACGCGATCTATTACCACTACGGGCTGGACCCGACGCCCTTTGAAGAGAGCGCCGCCCTGAACAATCTGCTCACCGCCGGTGCCCGGCAGACCTGCGGCACCTGGCGGAACCTGACCGCCACAACGGCCAACACCGTCTCCGGGGCCTTTGAGCGCACCTTGGACGTGGCGTGGGGCAAGGTGAGCACCGGCGCCTTTGACTACAAAACGGCCGTCAAGCAGGCTGTGGACAGCCTTGCAGACGATATGCCGGAGATCACCTACCCCAGCGGCCACACCGACACGCTGGAAGTGGCTGCCCGCCGGGCAGTGCTCACCGGTGTCAACCAGACCGCCGGGAAGCTGCAGGAAGCCCGCATGGACGAAATGAACGTGGAGTTCGTGGAGACCAGCGCCCACGGTGGTGCCCGCCCCAGTCACGCCGAGTGGCAGGGTCGGCGCTTCCATCGGGGCGGGGCTGTGGACTACCTGGGCAAGCATTACCCGGACTTTGAGCAGGCCACCGGCTACGGAACCGGCGCTGGGCTGTGCGGCTGGAACTGCCGTCACACTTTCTTTGCCGTGTTCCCCGAGCTGGGCGACCCGCCAACCTGGACGGAGGAGAGCCTGCAGGAGCTGAACGCCCGGAACATCGAGTACAACGGCAAACTGTACACCCAGTACGAGATCAACCAGATGCAGCGGGCCCGGGAGCGGAACGTGCGCAAATGGAAGAAGCGGTATCTGGCCGAGAGTGCTGCCGGGGTGGACACCACCAACGCAGCGGTGCACCTGAAAGCCGCCCGCCAGAGCCTGAGCGAGTTTGCCAAGGCTACCGGCGGCAGAGTAGACAGCGCCCGCACCAGCGTGCCGAAGTTTGGCAGGAGCGAAGCCAGCAAGGCGAGTGCACAGGCCCGGAAAGCATCTTCTACGTATAGCAGCTTGAACACAAAGGCGAAACCTGTTACAATGCAGTCAATCGCAAACATTAAGGCATTCAGCTGCGACACGTTGGATGCCGCCGGACAACAACAGCTGAAAAATGCCCACAAGCGCCTTCTCATGGTTGCTTCAAAGCAGCGGGAAAACGTTGAGGTGGGCAGAGTGTTCGACATCAAGATGAAGCCAATGACCAAGGATATCATTGGTTTGTCGGGTGGGCATTCTGTTCAGCTGCCAAACCCAGATGTTCCCTATATTGCGATTCACACCCATCCTGCGTGCGGCAATTTTTCAAATGGTGATCTTCGGCAATTTGTGCGAAACTCAAATTTGAAATTGCTTACCGCTCTCGGACACGATGGGCATATTTACGCAATAGAAAAGACCTCGGCTTTTGAAGAAAGCTCTGCAAAACAAGTCATTCGGCAGATGGATTGTGCGATTGATAAGTTGCTCAAATCCACGCTGACGGATGAGCAGGTTCTTGAAAAGGCAGAGGGCGTTATTTCGGACTGCATAAAGGAGTTGCAGAAAAATGGTGCCAAATTCTACGAATAAACATTCCTACACAGAGCAGGAAATTAAAGAAATGCAGCAAGTTCTTCTGGAAACTCCGATGGATCCGGCATATGATGATATCTGTAACTCATTTTACGACGGGTGGGACAGAACTGTCCACCGGCAGATGTACGTTCGTGACTGCTACAGTATCTTGAAAGAGCTTGACCAGCTTCCGCCCAATATCAAATGACCACCATCCACCCGGACGGTGGTTTTCTTTTACTCATTTTTCAGAAAGGAACGAACTATGAAAAAGATTCTTCTCGCTCTTGCGCTGGCAGCATCCATCCTGCTGTGCGGTTGTTCGGAAGCCGACAAGGCAAACGCCAATATCTCCAAGCAGGCGGATTACTTTGAGAGTGAGCGCAAGATCACCGTCTACAATGCCCGCACCGACAAGGTTATTCTGGAAGCCGAGGGCTATATGTCCATCTCCAACAACTCGAACAACGAGCTGGTCTGCACGGTGAAAATCGGCCCGGACACTTACCGCAAGAATTACATCTACCTGAACGACTACACCATGTATGTGGTCGAGGACATCACCGGCACCCACACCGACCCCTACCACTACAAGCTGTACTTCCACACGGACATCCTGCCCAGCGTGGAGGTCAAACCGTAAAGAACGTTCACTAAAACACCCCATTTTAACCACTGTATGCCCTCAAAAAAGCACAACAGTGGTTTTTTCATGCCGTTTTAGCTCATGTTGGAAGAGCGCCGGTCTCCAAAACCGGAAGCGGCAGGTTCGATCCCTGCAAACGGTGCCATGTCCCCGACATTTGTGTCGGGAGCAGCCATAGCGGAGGGCGGCGCGTACCCCGCCCACAACCGAACACGGACGGAGAACCGTGTCACCAAACCGAGGTTTTCCCCACAGAAAGGAGCTTTTCCACCATGAAACGTGAAGATGTGAAGAACAAGATCCCCGGCATCACCGAGGAACAGCTGAACTGGATCATGCAGGAGAACGGCAACGACGTCAACCGTGAGAAGTCCGCCGCCACTGCCCTGCAGGCCCAGCTGGACAACGCAAACGCCCAGCTCAAGACCGCCCAGGACGGCCTGAAAGCCTTTGAAGGTAAGAAGAAGCCCGAGGAATACGAGGCCGAGTTGACCAAGCTGCAGGCCGACATGAAAGCCCAGGCGGACGGCTTTGCCTTTGACAGTGCCCTGAACACTGCCATCCTGGGCAAGAAGGGCCGCAGCGTCAAGGCGGTGCGTGCCCTGCTGGATCTGGACGCCCTGAAGGGCTCCAAGGACCGCACCACTGACATCGACAAGGCTCTGGACGATGCCGCCAAGGCCAACCCCTGGGCCTTTGGTGAGGACGGTGCCGCCGGCGTGGCCGTGGTTTCTACCGGCGCTGAGCATGGCGCACCGCCCGCCAACGAATCCAATGGTGTGGAAGCCGCCTTTAAGTCCCTGAATCCCGAACTGAACCTGTAAAACGAAAGGAGTTCAACATGGCACATGCAAATCAGGAGCGGTATTCCGCTCTGGTAGACGCAAAGCTGCGGGCCACTCTGGTCACCCGTGACGGTGCGATCTTCAACACCCGCTACGAGGGCAGCCCCAAGGCCGGCAAGGTCAAGATCCCGGTGCGTGACACCGAGGTGGCCGTCAAGGCATACGACAAGGCAAACGGCGTGGATGCCGATGCCGGCACCACCACCTATCTGGATCTGGACATCGACAACGACGAGGCTGTCAATGA